CAGCAAGATGTTGAGTCAACTGCAATCTTTAGCCCAGAGTGTGTACGCGGATCTGTCGCAGGTATGCGATCTATCGGACCGCTTATCCCTGGCGCACCAGGACACCCTGAGACTCTCAGCAGCCAATACATCGTTGCCTCTATGGACCCAGCGATGTCAGGTGATACTTTCTCAGTTGTTATGTCTGGCGATAGAACCACAGGCAAGCGCTACTTGCTTGAGGCAAGCCGCATGCCAGCCCCGACACCACAGCAGATCCGTGATCTGATCTTTGCGTGGACAGACAAATACAAAGTCAACGTCTGGGTCATTGAGAAAAATGCTTTTCAGTTGTTCTTGACTCAAGATGAGCAGATCAACAAGTTTCTTGCCTCACGAGGAATCCGCCTTGTTCAGCACTACACAGGTGCCAACAAAATGGATGCAGAGTTTGGCGTAGCCTCTATGGCACCACTTTTCGGCTCGTGCGACAACCAAGGCAAATTCTTAAAGAACAACTTACTGGAACTGCCACGAGCCGACAACGAACACATCAAGTCGCTGATTGAGCAATTGATTACTTGGTCAGCAGGAACAAAGAACAAGCAAGACGGTCCTATGGCTCTCTGGTTTGCAGAGACGCAGATGCGGGACTACATCAACCAGATGGGTTCATACGGGCAGACATTTGTAAAGAACAAGTTTGCCACACGCAGCCAAATAGCAAACCGTAAGGTCGTTAACTTGGAAGAATACGCAAGACTACAAGAACAACTAGCAGTGAATGGGGGAACGTTCTATGGCACTAGATATTGATCAGATCGCTATCAAAGTCCGCAAACTACGTGACCATTACCACACCCGCGACTCACGCTGGTCAGATCTTCTTTCAATTCGTCAAGGCAACATCCAGCAGGTATTTCCTGGCATGTTCCCTGATGAGTTCCCTAAGCCAATGGTGTCAAACTTTATTGACATCGCAGCCCGCGACGTAGCAGAAGTTATTGCTCCGCTCCCTGCATTTAACTGCGACACAACAGATGCTATCTCTGATCGCGCACGTCGCCGTGCCGACAAACGCACCATGATTGCAGCAGGCTACCGCGATACCTGTAACCTTCAAACTCAGATGTACACAGCCGCAGATCGTTACCTTACCTACGGTATGATCGCATTTATCATTGAGCCTGATTGGGAAAACAATCGCCCAATGATTCGCATTGACAACCCAATTGGTTCATACCCTGAGCATGACCGCTTTGGCAAGTTGCTCTCTTACACACGTCGCTACAACAAGACTGTGCGTGAGTTGATCAATGACTTCCCAGAACTAGAAGGTCAACTTCGTGGACCTTATGAGCAACGCAACTCAGAGCGTATGCTTGAAGTATTCCGCTATCAGGACAAGAACGAACTCATTCTTTTCATCCCTGAGCGCAAGAACCTCATCCTTGAGCGTGCTAAGAATCTACTTGGTGAACTACCTGTAGTTATTGCCACCCGCCCAGGTATTGACTCTGATGAACACCAGCGTGGTCAGTTTGATGACATCATGTGGGTGCAGGTCGCTCGCGCTCGCTTTGCAACATTGCAACTTGAAGCCGCACAGAAATCTGTACAAGCACCATTTGCTTTGCCAGCAGACGTTAACGTTCTTGAGATTGGTCCAGACGCAACTATCCGCTCTGCCAATCCTGAAAAGATCCGTCGCGTAGCACTTGATATTCCCAATGGAATCTTCCAAGAAACAGCTGCGCTAGATCAGGAACTTCGTGTTGGTTCACGTTACCCACAAGGCCGTCTAGGTCAGCAGTCAGGATCTATTGTCACAGGCCGTGGCGTAGAAGCACTCATGGGTGGCTTTGATACTCAGGTTAAGACAGCACAGGCTGTATTTGCTGAGGCGTTCCGCCACGTCATGCGCATGTGCTTTATGATGGATGAAAAACTATTTGGTGATGTTGAAAAGGAAGTACGCGGTGTAAACGCTGGCGCTCCTTATGAGATTACCTACACCCCGAAGAAAGACATTCAGGGTGATTACTGGTGCGATGTATCTTATGGCATGATGGCTGGACTTGATCCAAACCGTGCTTTGGTATTCGGACTTCAGGCTCGTGGAGATAAATTAATCTCACGCGACTTCTTGCGTCGTCAGATGCCATGGGAGATGAACGTCACCATGGAAGAAGAGCGAGTTGAAGTAGAAGAATTACGTGATGCGTTGATGCAATCCGTTGCAGCATACGCTCAAGCAATTCCATCAATGGCTGCACAAGGACAAGATCCTTCAAAGGCAATTACAGCAATTGCAGCAGCAATTAAGGGACGCATGGCTGGAGATAACATTGAAGATGTTATCGCTGAAGCCTTTGCCCCCGCTCCAGTATCCCCAGAAGAAGCTACCGCAGGTGAGGCGCAAGGCGCCCCTGGACAGGTTCCTTCTGGGGCACCTACACCGCAAGGCATGCCTGCTGCACCGCAAGGTGGCGCACAAGGTGGTTCTGCATTGCAGAATCTATTAGCAGGACTTTCATCTTCTGGACAGCCAGCGCTTAGCGCATCTGTTTCCAGAAGGTCGCCAGCCTAACGTTTCTGGCGATCAAACAAACCTATAGGAGATACATCATGGCAACACTTAAGTCATCATTGACTACAAAGGTTCCTTCACCAAAGAACCAGGGTTCAATGGGTTCATCAGAAGCCGTTACCCAGAAGACAAAGATCCAGCCTAAGAAGGGTCCAGAGTCAACAGGAAAGTCAACAGTCCTTTACTCAAAGCAGCCTTCAGGCACAAAGGGCGTAGGCACAACAGCAAGCAAGCCACGCGGTAAGTAATTAAATGTCTGACGATCAGGGCAGAGTTCCTACGCAAGTAACTAAGTGGGATTTCTTTGCCCTGCTCGCAGATACAACCGCAGCAATTTTAATTGATATAGCAAGTGGGTTTGACATCTTGACTCAGATGTTTGAACACCAAGCAAGTTTCGTGGATGATAAAAAATCGTTCCACGAGTATGCAGCCCGAACCATTGAGACACTAAAAGAGGGAGAATAAGTCATGCCACAGGCAAACAAGCCAGCAATGACATCAGGCCCTGGGGCTTTAAGCCAAAGAACCGATGGCGGACCAGCATCAAAGCAAGCACTTCGTTATGTGGCAGGTATGCCTAATTACGGAGATGCACAATCGCTAATGGATATGCAGGCATCTGCACCAATGGCACAAACAAACAATCCACCAAAGCCTGCTCCTGCATCTTCTATGCAGCCACAGCAAGGTGGACAAGCACAGGCTACTCCACAGCAGCCAATCGTTCCCCTTACTGCCCCAACACAGCGCCCAAATGAACCAGTAACTACAGGTTCACCACTTGGTCCTGGTGCTGGACCAGAGATCCTTGGCACAATGCCCACCACTGTTGGTGGCGGTTCTGCCAAGCAAACCGTACAGGCATTAGCATCACATCCTGATGCTTCACCAGAGTTAAAGCGACTCGCGTCAATCTTAGGACAGTAATCTATGGCAACGCCTACACCGCAACCTACGCCATCGGTTACTCCGCCTACAGTTACAACAACACCAAACGTTGCTGTCGCAAACCAAATTGTACAAAATCATCCTGAACTTGTACAAAAGTCTCCACAGCTTGGTGCTGACGCAATTGCTACAGGATCACCTGATGCTGCTCTTACTCTTGCTGGCGCAAATACAATTGCGACTCATGCTCAGGCATTAGCCGATCACCAAAAACAATACAATTCCCAGAGCGTTTGGGGAACAATTCTTGGTGATGCTAAAGGCGTTCTCAACACAGTTACTCAAGCAGCGGGCAAAGTCCCTGGCGTTGGCACAATTATGCAGTGGGCAAATAAGCCATTGCAAGAAGTGCAAAAAGATTACAAGTTTCTTCATAGCGTCTATACAGACCATTCAGTATGGCAAGGCGTACTTGCCACTCTTGGTGTAGCAGGCGGAGCCGCTGTTGGTTCTCTCGCAGGTCCAATGGGAGCAGTTCTTGGTGCAGATCTTGCAGCCGCTGGCGAGCGTGGATTAGCAAAACTTATCCCATCTTTCAAAGATTCAGTTGCCAAGTCGCAGGATCCAAATTATTTGGTTTCTCCTGGTCGCGATCTTTCTAATGCCCTTGGTCAACTACCAGGCTTTTCTGCTCTTAAAGATACTGAGCATGGATTTGGTCAGACCATTTCTGGCGTTACAGATGCTGTGTTTGATTTTGGTGCTGACCCACTTGTTAAAGGTGGTCAACTCAACTCAGCACTTAAGACAGGCAAGTATGTTGGCGCAGCTGTAGATGACGCTGGAAAGACATTACTTGATGAGTCTGGCAAGCCAATGCAGATCAAGGCAACATTGCCTATTGCCGCACAATCAAAGTCTGTTAATGACTTTATGGTTGCTTACTCAGGTAAAGCTTACAGCGGTTCACAGGTTCTTGATGCCTATGACAATGTGGCCAATACTGGTTTCCGTCGTGCTGTAGACACAATCGCACAGACATCAAACCCAGTTGAGATTCAGCGTTTGTTCCCAGCAAGCCAGTTCACAACATATGAAGCTGAGCGCCTTGCTAAAGCATCAACGCCACAGCAAGTTGTTAATGAAATGGGTAAGACACTTTACTCATCAGAACTTATTGCTAAGGATGCTACCCCACGCACCACATTGATTTTGCCTACCCAGACAGTTGCTCGTGCATTTGTTGACAAGGGCCTTCAGGCTATCCGTCAGTCTGGCACATCGCTTAACGAAGAACGCAACTTGCTTTTGCCTAAGACATCAACAGTTACTGATGAAGCAGGCAACCCACTTCTTAACCCAGATGGCACGATACAGAAGCAAACACTTCAGGGTGCTCTTCCAACTGCCCTTGCCAAATTGGGTATGTTTGACATTTCAGGAGCCAAGGAAGCAGCACTTAATGGTCTTGCCGCTAAGGTTCGTACTTTTACTGGCTATAAGGCTTTGGCTATCAACGCTAAGACACTTGAGCAATCAGGTAGAAACTTTACTTGGGATGACCCAAACCTTGCGCCACAGATTTACAACATGGCTTACTACGCTATGCCACACGACCTTGCTCTTGAGCATACTGCTAAAATTATGCTTGAGCCAGATCTTGCCACAAAGCAAGAGATGTACGGTAATCTTGTTAAGGAAGTTGTCAAGAACGCTGGTCTTTCATCTAACGATGCAATTGTCAACCGTGTTATGTCACAGGCGCAACGTGCCACAAATAACGGTGAATTGACAAACATTGCCTATGGCCATGATGAGTCAGGTGCACCACGCGGTTATGTAGACATGAAAGATGGCGGTAAGCAGGGTGTAGCCCTTTGGTCTTGGCAACGCGGCAACAACGCATTTATTGATTTCAAAGAATTGCGTAACGCTATGCGTCAGTCAACAATTCATAGCCTTCTTTATCAGAAGTTGGATGATGGATTTACTTACTACACTGATAAGATCTTTGCACCGCTTACCCTTTTCTCAACAGGTTTTGGTCTACGCGTAGCCTCATCTGAGGCATTACACCAGATCATCCGTGCTGGTCTTGGCGATTATCTCAAGACTCAGGTTGCTCAAAGTGCAGCAAAGTACAACATCTTGCACAAGCTAGATGACAACACTATTGCCCGTTATGCAGATTCTGCTGCTCAGGCGCTTACTAGCGAAGATCATGCTGCCTTGCTTTCTGGCAAGTCTATTACTGACAACGCTGTAACAAAACTTATCAAGCAAAAGGCTGACATTTACAAGAGCCTCAGCGCCACTGAACGAGCCAATGAACTGGCTACAGATATTCGTGGTGTTCGCAACCGTATCAGCCCAGTTGGATTTATCAACAGCAAAATTGCTCCTTATGTAGCAGCTGATAAGTTAGATGTTGTTACTAAGTACCAGCAGTTAATGGGTCACGTAGGTATTCCAGCAGGCGTTGCATCAGATCACGGTAAGTCATTTAAGAACAATGCCGATGATCGTGTAGATATTCTTTCACAGTTGATGGGCCACACAGCCAAGCCAACCGAGGAAATTGCAAGCCTTACTGGCACAAATCCTCATTACCACATGTACTGGGCGCAGAACCTATCCAAGTTGCGCAATGAGCAGATGGCTCAGGATATTGCAGCAGACTGGCAGAAGTTCTCAAAGTCACCAGACTGGTCATCACTTTCTAATGATGAAAAGTGGGGCAAGGTTAAAGCATCCTTCCAAGCTCGTGTTGAGGATACAGACCAGTACAAGGATCTCCGCCCAACAATGGTTGGTCTATCTAAGGGCGACCCTGCCTCATATGCCAACGAAGTTGTTTCATCATTCCGTGGTTTAGTTGAAGGTGCTTCAGGAAAAATCCACGAAGATCTTATCAACAACATCAAAAATGGCGAGCGTACATACGAGCCTGCGCTAAAGAACATTCCAACTACAGATAGCCCATTTGCTATTCTTGGAAAGGCTCACAAGCCAAACTGGGCAAATTCTACAGACAAGGTTCTTGATTTTGGATACCGTACATTTATTAACCCAGTTATTGATCATATCTCTCGTGAGCCTATCTTTGCTCATTACCTATATGAGAACTTCCGTGATCTCAAGCCACTTCTTGACTCAGGTGCAATTACTGAGGATGAAGCACTACGCCTAGCAGGTCAAAAGGCAACAGTTGCAATGGTTCCATTGATCCACAACCCTGCACTTCGCAGCCAATGGGCAACAATGAGCCGTAACTTGTTCCCATTCTACTTTGCACAGGAACAGGCACTAAAGCGTATTGGTCGCCTTGGTTTGCAAGATGGTCGTGCCATCCGCACATTCAGAGATTTCCAGATGATCCAGCAGGGAATGAACAATCCTGGATTTGTACATACCGACTCAACTGGCAAGCAGTATATTGTCTACCCACTTGTTGGTGAATTTGGTAATGCTGCACTCCGTGGACTCCAAGCCATCGGATTAAACTCTTTCTCTGGCATGCCAGAGTCCGTTATCGGAAACACTGCATCTCTTGCAACTGTTCTCCCAGAAGTCAAGATGCCAGGTATCTCACCAATGGCAAACCTTGCAGTAACTGAACTTGGTAAGCGTTTCCCGTGGATGGAAAAAGCAGCAAGTGCTGCATCAGGCGGATACCCAGCAACTAACTGGCTAGATACCGTTCTTCCCAACTCAAGCGTTAGAGCCATCTTTAATGGCTTGACAATGGATCAACGAGTGAGCGCAGTTCACAACGCTACTTTGGTTGCTATTGCGAGTGCGCAATACCATGGACTTATTGACGATAAGTTCCCATCATTGCCACCTGCTCAGCAACAGCAGATCCTTGACAGGATTGAAAACAACGCAAAGTCAAACTTGTTTATTCAGGGCTTGCTTTCATTCTTCTTGCCGTTAGCACCAAACGTATCCAATATGGATTACAATAAGAACTTGCAATCTTTACGCGATGAGTATCAAAACATGCTTAAGTCTGGCATGACAATCGCTCAGGCACAAGATAAGTTCCTATCAAGCCATGGCAACCAAGCAATTTCCTACACTTTAGGCTTTTCAAAGACCAAAGAAAACGGAGCAACAATTCCGCTTTCGGATGCAACCATTAACTGGTTAAATGCCAACAAGGACATTATGCAAAGCCATCCAAATGGCGCTGCATACCTTGTTCCTCAAAACACAGCTGGTGGGGACATTCAGGCTATTGAGAACAAGTTGCTTACAATGCACCTTCGCGCTCAGCAGACACCAGCAGAGTTTATGAATTCGGTATATGTTGCAAAGGGTTGGGCTGATCTTGGCCAAGACTTCAAAGATTACCAAGATGCCATTAAGCAGGCAAAAGCAACAAATAACATTACTGCCCTTAGCCAAATTTCACAGGCTTGGAAGGTTGTAACCGAAAACTATGCTCAGCAAAATCCAATTTGGTGGGCTAGTTACAAAGATCCAACCAAAACTGTAGATGCCCAAAATGCTCTTAAAGATTTCCAGTCTTTGCAAAGCACGGGCAAGTTGGGCAACTCACAGCAGGCAACAGGTATCGCAGACTTGCTTTCAAGTTACAACGATTACCACGCAGCCATTAGCCAGCAGACCAAAGGCACAAAACTTACAAGCATTGGATATTTAATTCAAGATGCTTGGAACAATTATTTGGATCAAGAAATGACCAATAATCCAAATCTTGCAAATGTTATCAATGGCGTATTTAGGAGAGTATCGTAATGGCAACACCATCAGCGACACCAGCACCAGCACCAACAGGTGCTGTTGGCAAGAGTGCTTTTGCACAGGCTTATGCTGGCCTAACAGGCGGCGCCACCAATCTATACGCAATTCCCACAACAACAAATACCACATACCTAACTCAAACTTCACAACCTGATATTGAGTCAACAGTTAACGGTTTATTTCAGCAACTTGTTGGTCGCTACGCTACACCTGCTGAAATTAAGCAATATGGCGCAGAACTTCTTGCCGCTGAAAAAGCAAACCCTGGTAAATATACTGGCGAAACCACATACCAGCAATCAGGTAAGCGTGGAATTGTTAGCGGTACACAGGTCACGACTGGTGTAAATCCACAAGATTTTCTTACTCAGCAAATTAAAACATCTGCTTCTGCTCAGGAGTTCCAGTCAGCAACGACCGCTTTTGACATGTTAACCCAGATGGCTAAATCGGATGCGGGTGCTGCATAATGGCTACTAAACCTAAAGTTGCTTCAACTGGACCTACAGGTCCCGCCACACCTCCTGCCCCTGCATTTGATACAGGATCTACTGGTGGTTTTGCTGGAGGTCTAACTAGCCCAGCGGATGTGCAGTCAGCATTAACAACACCAGGTAGTGGTGCTTACGCTTTTTGGCACCAAGATGATGGCAAAAAAATTGACCCAAGCCGTCCTGCTTGGCAGCAAACCCTTTCTGGCTTCCTAGCAGAAGCGCAGAAACAAGGTTGGCTTGGCAACGCTTTATCATTCCAAAAAAACTTCCGCCAGACTGACTGGTTTGCAGCAAACAAAGATCAAGGTCTTTTGTATGCCACATCCAAGTTTATTAACAACACTTACCCAGTTGATATTCAAAACCGTTCTGCTGAAATCAAGCAGCTTGCAACGGAAATGGGTTATGGCACATTAAGCGATTCTGTTATTCAGGATCTTGCTGACAAGTCTTTATTCCAAGCATATGACTCAAACGCTTTTGGCAATGCTGGATACCAGCAAATTCTTAAGAGCAAGATTGCCCTTGCTGCACAAAACGGTGGAACACAGGGAATTACTGGTGCCGCAGGTGCGCTAGGAACGGGTGCTACAGGCCCAGCAGTTGCCCCCGCTGGCGGAACCGCCCTTGACAACATCAACTCTCTCAAGAGTTACGCTCAGCAAATGGGTGTTGCCCATGTTGATTCTTGGTACCAAGATGCCGCAAACGCCATCAACAATCCTTCTAGCGGATTAACTGTTAATGACTTCATGGGTCAAATTAAAGATCAGGCAAAGTTGGATTGGTCTGGATACGCAGACAAGATTGATAAAGGTTTTAAGGTTTCAGACATTGTTTCACCATATATCAACTCAATGGCTCGTATTCTTGAAATTGACCCAAACGCTGTAGATATTTCTACAGATCCTTATATTAAAAAAGCAGCAGGGCTTACCGTTGGACCTGATGGCACAAGCCAGCCAATGCCTACTTGGCAGTTTGAGAACTTGCTTCGCCAAGATCCTAAGTGGCTTCAAACAAACAACGCTCGTGACAGCTTGATGTCTACTGGATTAGACTTCCTCAAGAGTTTTGGATTGGCTCAATAATGGCGATCAGACCAAATAAAGCAATAATTGATGGCGGAGATATTTCTTTGCCTACTACAACTGTAAGCGCTGCGGATCAAGCAGCAGCTATCAATTATGGCGCTGTTGCGCCAGAGTCAACACCAACAGCAACTCCTGCATCAACAACAAAGACTCCAGCCGCAGCGGCTCCTGCACCTACACCAGCCGCAACAATGACAGACCCACTGCGCAACAAATCTGTAAAGCCAACTGCGCCAGCAGGGTCACAATATATTTGGATTGGCGGAACTAATACTGGTTCTTGGCAACTTTATGCCAGCAATGCTGCATCATCCCAAATGGCTGCAATGGGAACAACTGCCCAAACCGCACCAGCAACAACGGCAACAGGAGCGACAAACGCTGCTCCATCAACAGATCAAAATGCCCTTCAGTTGCTTACATCTACTCTTACTGGTTACGGTCTAAGTGGAGATATTGCATCTGGCATTACAGGTTTGTTGCAAAAAGGTTATACATCAGACACCATCAAGGCGGTTATTCAAGACCCATCTGCGGTTAATTCCTCAGACCCTTCAATTAAATCTCTTGCCTCTGCATGGCAGACACGATTCTCAGCAAACACTGCTCGTCAGCAAGCTGGCCTACCAGTCCTTGACCCAGCAACATATATTGCCACTGAGCAACAGTACAAGGCAGTAATGCTTCGCGCAGGGTTGCCAACAACAGCAATTAACAATGATTACATTGGCAAGTTGATGTCGGTAGATGTATCCCCAGCAGAAGTACAACAGCGTATTGATGCAGCCACAACAGCGGTCAATTCGGAAGATCCTTATGTTATTCAGCAATTAAATCAAATGGGTCTTGGCACTGGCGATATGGTATTCCATCTTCTTGATCCAGCAACTGCATCAAACATCGTTGCTCAGAAAGTTCAGGCAGCACAAGTTGGAGCTGAAGCGGCTCGTGCTGGTGTTAACACCACACAAGATTATGCAATGCAGTTGGCAGCAGCGGGTGTCACACAAGCCCAAGCACAGACTGGATTCCAGAACATCGCTCAGCAATTGCCAGCAACACAAGCACTTGCTAATCGTTATCAGGGTTACGGCACAGCAGGAAATGTTGGTCAGGAATTACAGACCGCAGTATTCGGTCAGCCTGGTACACAGACTCAGGCACAAGCCCAAGCAGAACTTGAGCGTCTTAAGACTCAAGAAATCAGCGCCTTCTCAGGCTCATCAGGAGCAGGTAAAGGCAGCCTAGGCATTAGCGATACAAGCGGCCTACAGTAAATAGAATCCGTCACGGTCCACCAGCGCCGATGACGTGTATTAAGACTGGTAGCGGGAGCCAAACCTCATTCCCCTGTGAGAATTTGTGGCCTGCGTCTCAATCAACGAAAGGGAGTGCCGCATGGCAAACCAATATGAAGATGACGAAGATGACTTCGTTAATGAAACAGCTGAGACAGATAATGGTCCAGCAAATCTCCGCAAGGCTCTAAAGCGTGCAGAGAAAGAAAAGAAAGAACTGGCGGATCAGCTAGCGCAAATCCAGTCAGATCTTCGTAGTCGTTCAGTCAAAGAAGTATTGGCTAATAAAGGCGTCCCAGAAAAGGTCGCCAAGTTTATACCTGGCGATATTTCAACGCCTGAAGCAGTTGATGCCTGGCTATCAGAGAACGCCGATGTATTCGGCTTCCAGATCGCTGGACAAGAACCTGCTCCAACATCAGAAGAAACCAAAGCAAACGTGGCAGCATATCAGCGCATTGACGCTGCAACACAAAACGCGAATACCCCATCTCGTGACCAGGATCTGGCCGCAAAGATTGCTGGGGCAAAGACAGTTGAAGAACTTAACGCGTTAACAGGCTCACCAAGCCAACGTTTCCGACGATAAAAAACCCATCCAAGCACAAACCTTACAGAAAGAAGGTGACACACAATGGCTAACGCATATACAGATACGACCTCTGGCTCGCTCGGTACCTCACTCGTACAGACCGCCTATGATCGTTACGTAGAGTTCGCCCTTCGTGCTGTGCCAATGGTTCGCGATGTAGCGGACAAGAAGCCAGTACAGCAGGCTATGCCTGGTTCATCAGTCGTTTTCCAGTTCTATACTGATCTCTCGGCTGCAACAACACCACTTACTGAGCAAGTTGATCCAGATGCAGTTGCACTTGGTAACACAACAACAGCTTCAGTAACACTTCAGGAATACGGAAATGCATCACTTGCAACCCGTAAGCTTGAATTGTTCTCACTCTCAGACGTTGATCCAGCGATTGCAGACATCATCGCGTTCAACATGGCTGACTCACTTGACACAGTTGCGCTTTCTACCCTCACAGGCGGAATCAACGCAATTGCAGAAGTTAACGGTAACGCAGTATCTACCTTTGCAGGTACATACACAAACGGTACTACTAACAAGTCAATCCTCTCAACAGACGTAATCAAGTCTCGTGACATCCGTTTGGCTGTCGCTAAGCTCCGTGCTAACAAGGCTGTCCCACGTCAGGGCGAGTACTACTGGGTTGGTATCCACCCAGAAGTTTCACACGATCTTCGTGCTGAGACTGGTGCTGGCGGATGGCGTGATGACCACAAGTACTCAGAGACAGGTGCTTCTGAGTTCTGGCCAGGAACAATTGGAACATACGAAGGCGCAATGTTTGTTGAGTCTCCACGTATGGCTAACTTTGCTGACGGTACAGGTGCTGGTTCAGCATCAGGTACTTTCGGTACTTCTTCATATGTCAACGCTACAGGCGGCGTCCGTGTATTCCGTACACTCGTTGCAGGTAAGCAGGCACTCGCAGAGGCAGTTGCTGAAGAGCCACATGTCATCTTCGGACCAATCGTTGACAAGTTGATGCGTTTCCGTCCAATCGGATGGTACGGCGTACTTGGATGGGCACGTTACCGTGAACCATCACTCGTTCGTATTGAATCAACATCTTCAATCCACACAGCGTAGTTTGAAGTAAGTGTTAGTCCCCCGCTTTCGGGCGGGGGCTAACCCCAATAAGGAGAACAATGGCATACATGTTTAAGCCACCTACGGTGGAAGAAGGCCCAGCAGGCTTCACGCGATTGTTCTGGCGTTATAGAATTGCCCGTGCCAATACGATTCTTGTATACGGCACAACAGTTAAAAGTGAAAGAACCCCAGGCGTGGATGAAACGCAAGCGGCAGATTACTGCTACCTCGGCGGGCATGAGTACATCATCACCGACCCAGAGAGAACAATTTTGATTAACGCTGGTTACGGCGCAAACATCACAACAGTCTAAGGAGTCCTGATGAATCCAGGTAGATACAACCTCACAGTTTATCAAGGTACTACTTTTGACCTTAAGCCAGTCTGGAAGATTGGCGGAGTGCCTGTAAATCTTACAAACTACTCAGCTGATATGCAGGTACGAGCAGCAACCGATACAGCTGTTATTGTTGAATTTTCAACTGCCACAGGCGGAGCAACAATTGATGCCGCATATGGCCGTATCAACCTTCATCTTACTGCTGCTCAGACAGCAGCCCTTACAGCTGGTACATACCAGTATGACTTGAATCTTACAAACAATACAGACGGATCTGTCTACAAGATTCTTCAGGGAACCTTTGTTGTAAATGCGAGCGTGACACACTAATGGCAGTCACACCAGATAGCATCTCAATTGTAGAGATCCCAGTTACAACTAACGTTTATGATATTGCTACGACTCAACTTGACATCGTAGAATTAGGACCTATCGGTCCACAAGGCCCAATGGGCTATCAAGGATTGGCAGGTAACACAGGTGCAACTGGAGCCACTGGAAATACAGGCGGAGCAGGTTCAACTGGCGCAGCAGGTTCAGCAGGAAATACAGGAGCCACAGGCTCTACTGGATCAACTGGATCAAGCGGTGCAACAGGTTCTACAGGTAGCACTGGCCCGACTGGACCTACTGGAAGCCAAGGTAACACAGGAAGCACAGGGGCTGGAACGACAGGCTCCACAGGTGCTACTGGCCCAACAGGTGCTGTTGGCAGCACAGGGTCTACTGGATCCACAGGATCAGCTGGAGTAACTGGTGCCACAGGAGCAATCGGAAACACAGGATCCACAGGACCAACAGGCGCACAAGGAAACACTGGTGCGACAGGAGCTGTCGGAGTCACAGGTGCAACAGGCCCTACAGGCCCTACTGGATTAACAGGTAATACAGGTGCTACGGGTAATACAGGTAACACTGGTAACACAGGTGCTGCAAGCACCGTTCCTGGCCCTACAGGGCCTACAGGAGCCACTGGAAACACTGGTCCTAGCGTTACTGGTTCAACTGGTCCTACGGGTGCTACAGGCGCAGGTGGCGCTTTAGGCTACTACGGAAACTTTTACGACACTACAACCCAAACCAACGCTGGCGCTACTAGCGCAAATCTTATTACAATTAACACCAATGCTGGTTCAAGCGGTGTAAGTATTGTTTCAAGCAGTCAAATAACTTTTGCCTATGCTGGAACTTACTCAGTAAACCTTTTAGGTCAGTTCATTACCACAGGCGGTGGAAGCAACTATCAGGTTAACGTCTGGTATGCATTTAATGGCACAGCCGTAACCGAGTCAACGGCAGTCTTTACAACTGCTGGTGTTAATAACCAAGTGCTTGCAAACATTGAAGATTTAGTAACCGTAAATGCTGGCGATTACATTCAATTCTATTGGTCATCACAAAATACTTATATGGAATTGTTGACTGTATCGGCAGGTACATCACCAACTCGCCCTGCATCTCCTAGTGTAAATCTTCACGTTGAGCAGATTATGTACACCCAACTCGGACCGACAGGAGCAACTGGTGCAAATGGCGCTAACGGCAATACTGGCGCTACTGGCGCCACTGGTTCTACTGGCAACACTGGTCCTACTGGACCGACTGGAGCAACAGGCAACACAGGATCGCAAGGTAATACAGGAAATACAGGAGCAATAGGTAATACAGGCTCAACTGGATTAACTGGAAATACTGGAGCGACAGGAGCAACGGGTGCCACAGGAACCGCAGGAACTAACGGAGCAACTGGGGCTACAGGCCCAACAGGAGCAACTGGTACCGCAGGTACCAACGGTGCAACAGGAGCAACTGGACCGACAGGCGCAACAGGAACAGCGGGAACTAATGGTTCTACAGGCGCAACTGGACCAACTGGACCTGCTGGTTCAAATGGAACCAATGGAGCCACGGGTGCGACAGGGGCTACAGGTACTGCTGGAACGAATGGGGCTGTTGGAAACACGGGCGCAACAGGCGCTACTGGCAGCGTTGGTGCGACTGGAACGACAGGGCCTACTGGCCCGACAGGACCAACTGGCGTTACAGGTAATACGGGAGCAACTGGGTCCACGGGTTCAACAGGTGCTACAGGCGCAGCTAACCTTTACGACATACTAATGCTTGGCGGTATGTGATAGGCTTATACCATGAAGATTGCTGTGTATGCAATATCAAAGAATGAGATTCTTCATGCGGAACGCTTTGCGAAAGCCTGTGCTGGGGCTGACTATGTTGTTGTTGCTGATACTGGTAGCACGGACGGCACACAAGAAAAACTTAAAGAGCTGGGAGTAACAGTTCATCAAATCAATATCAAGCCATTTAGGTTTGATATGGCTCGTAACACAGCATTAGCGTTAGTGCCAGAAGATGCTGATGTCTGTTTGATCTTAGATTTAGACGAAGTGCCAGAACCTGATTTCTTTAAGAAGGTTCGTAAGAAGTGGAAGCCAGGTGCAGACCTAGGCTGGATCACGATGAAAACCGATGACAACAAATGGGAACGTGATCGGCTTCATACCAGATGGAATTGGACATGGAAGTATCCATGCCATGAAGTGCAAGTCTTTTACGGCAAGCACGAAACAATTGACTGCGACATCCGCAATGCTGTTATTGAGCATTTGCCAGATAACACAAAGTCACGCGGTCAATACATAGAACTGCTGCAAATGGCAGTCAAAGAATTTCCCCAAGATCCACGCATGTGGACTTATATGTGCAGAGAATACTTCTTCTACTCCAAATGGGAAGATGTTATTAAAGCAGCTGAACGCAAGTTAGAGAATGGTGGCTGGGATGTTGAAAGTGCTGCTGTCTGCCGATGGGCAGGAGAAGCAGCGCATCAACTTGGCCAAGAAGAATCTGCTCGTATGTGGTATGACAAAGGCAGAGACATTCTTCCCGTGCAAGGTGAGCCGCAGTTCGGTGTGGCAATGGATGCGTACAGAAAGCAAGAATGGCAGCGATGCCTAGATGCTTCTCTTAACGCTCTGGAGGCTCCTAGATCAAACCACTACTGCTACGAATCAGCAGTCTGGGACTGGAAAGCCTACGACCTTGCAGGAATCGCTGCTTACAATCTCAAGCACATTGATGAAGCAATAACTTTTACACGCGAAGCGGTGAAGGCTAACGGTCCTGAAAACGAGCGCATACAGCGCAACCTAATTTTCTTTGAGGAAGTCAAAAATGCAACATCAGCATACAAGCAGGGTAAGCAAATGGGGAATGGATGAGAAATACAATTCCGTCCCAGTTGAATACGATTGCTCAGAGTGTGGCGAAGTTAGTGCCACCCCATTCGTTTATGAGGAAACACCATCGGATCATTTTGAGCATAGCGTTTATGTTGATGGTTGCTTTGCTTGTAAACTCGGCACACTAGAACTCAACACAGGAGACGCTGGACGAGCCGATTCTATGTCCCAGAAGAAGTGGGATAAGGAACTTCAATCTTACCGTGATGCAAGAGCGCAGGGTATTCAACCTGCTGGTACATCAACCAAGGCTATTCGTGAAGCCCATCAGGCAAGCGAAACTCTAGGCAAGGCATATAACGCTGACGTAATGCCAGCGACAAACAAAATCACCAAACAGACTGCAAAGTCATTCACAGAAGCAGGGGTTGTCTAATGGCAGCAAAAAAGGGTATGGGCTTTGCCGCAGCGCAAAAGTCTATTGCTAAGAAGTCAGGCGTATCAATGGAGTCAGCTGGAGCGATTCTTGCTTCATCAACTCGCAAGGCATCACCAGCCGCTAAGAAGGCTAATCCAAATTTGAAGAAAGTCCTACCAGCAAAGAAGGGTAAATAACATGTGCGTAGAGTGCGGTTGCAATAGCAACATGATCGGCAAGACTGGCGACAAGCTATCAGGCAAGCCACAAGATCCATACGGTCAATATGACGGTGTTGGCGGAACTAAGTAACTAACCAATTTTAGAAAGGATCTGATATGGCATCAGGAGACGGCTTAACTGCAACATATCATCTCAATCGTTTGGCAGGCACCATTATCAATGGTGTACCACAGTACGATTTTGATGGTGCTGCTCTCAAGTGGGGAACAGTTGTTCTTGGTTCACACAATGCTACTCGTGGCATTGACGTGCTTAATCAGATCTATGCATCACGCCATGGTGGCAAGAACTATCTTGAAGATACACCAGGCATCTTGAACCTACTCGCTGGCACATCTGGCCTTGGCGAAAATGAAGCGGCAGCGAGGATCGTATCGTGAGTACATTTGTAAACCTGATTGATGAGACCAACCTTGCCCTGACTGGTTACACCAACCGTCAGGATCAGGCCACTTTTCTCACAGCAGATATTGGATCAACTGATACCACATTCACAGTTGCCGATGGCACTGTGCTAACTCGTGGTTTGGTTGAAATTGATGACGAACTAATCTGGGTAGACTCATTTGACCGTACTACAAATACGGCAACTATCCCATCATACGGTAGAGGTTTTCGTGACACCACGGCTACCACACACAGTGCTGGTACCCGCGTAACAATCTCGCCTTCCTTTCCGAGAAGTGTTATCCGCCGTAACCTCAACCTTGCAATTGATGGCGTTTACCCAGATTTGTTTGGTACTTTTTACACAACCTTTACATGGCAAGCAGCTGTAACAACTTACCAATTGCCTAACGAAGCAGTGGATATTCTTGGTGCCTCATGGCAGACCATTGGCCCTTCTAAGGAATGGCTCCCAGTGCGTCACTACCGCATTGACCGTATGGCTAACCCAACTACATGGGGAAGCGGTAAGACCATCTCAATCCGTGAAGGCATCATTCCTGGTCGTACCGTAATGATTACCTACACCAAGAAGCCAACCACCCTTACCTACGACACAGATGATTTCAGCATGACTGGTCTATCTGAGTCAGCCCGTGAAGTAATCATCCTTGGTGCTGCCTACCGTACAGCGATGTACCTAGATATGGGTCGTGTCCCAGCGGCTACAGCTGAAGCAGATGCTCAGCAAGGTAATGATCCAATTGGCTCAGCAGCCAATATTGGCAGAGTTTTGCAACAGATGTACAACCAGCGTTTGCTCGTGGAAGTACGTCGCCTTCAAGAGCAGTACCCACCACGCACCCATTACACAAGCTGAGGATAGCCAATGCCACAACGTTATTACAGCGCCACAGCGCAAGATACAACTATCAACGGAAATATCAACTCATCCGTTACCAGCATTATCCTCAGTTCAGCCAGCGGCTTTCCAACTAATTACCCATTCGTTCTTGCGCTTGACTACAACGCAGCATCTGAAGAATTGGTTTTGGTTACTGGAACAACGGCAGCAACTACTTTCACAGTAAATCGTGGCTACAACAGCACAACCCCGCAGGCTCACCGTACTGGCGCAGTTGTGCGCCACGTTATCTCAGCACAAGACATGACAGATATGCAGGCTCACTTTGATGCCACAGCAGATGTTCATGGCGTTTCAGGTCAACTAGCAGCAGCAAGTGATGTCACAAGTATCGCGTTCCTGACAATGGGCGCTTAACCAAGCAAAGGAAAAATAAATGGCAAGTGCATATAAAGTGCTTGGGCAGGCAGTCCCAGCAGCAACAACAGCGGCAGGTGCTTCATCTAATCTCACCACTCTGTATACATCAGGTACAGCAGCAGGTGCGGTTGTCTCTAGCGTCGTCATCTGTAACCAGTCTACATCTGCTCAGACATACCGTGTCTCAGTCCGTGTAGCAGGTGCAGGCGATACACCAAAGCAGTACCTTGCTTACGACGTGGTTCTTGGTAGCAACGCTACAGACACTCTTACCCTTGGCTTAACCCTTGCCAACACAGATGTTATCTCTATCGCAGCATCCTCAACCTCAGTCTCATTCAACGCTTATGGAAGTGAGCTTTCCTAATGACTGTTACCCGTCACCCTAACAATCAGGGTGTCACACTAAGCCAGTGGCGCTACAACGCCACGGGCGGTGAGACAACCCTTTCAGGCACAGACGCTTTTGGCGCTGGCCTGTCCTATACCGTGGGAGCCGAACAAGTATTTGTCAACGGCGTACTCTTAGAGCGTGGCGTGGATTACACAGCCAGCACAGGAACCACCGTCACAGGGCTTACAGCCCTTGTAGCAGGCGACATCGTAACCGTCTCTAGCCCATCAGCCTTCAACGTGGCTAATGCCATCCCAAAGGCTACAGTGGCAGCTAAGGGCGATTTGATTGTAGCCAACGGCGCATCATCAGTAACCAACCTTGGCGTAGGAGCTGACGGCACAACACTCGTTGCAAACTCTTCT